TTCGTGCCATATCCATCAGAAGCGGGAAACAACAACGCTCCGCTGCCGTGTTTTTTGGTGCTAGTACTTATCACAACCAAACCGCCTCCCTGAGAAATTGCCTTGGGCTCCCTAACCCTGTAAGAAGATAAAGACGCTCCGCCCAAAACATCACCTGAAGCGGTGTTAATTACATGTTTAGCCTTGAACTTGCCGTTCCAGTTCCCTATGTATTCTTTAGTGTCTGGAAGATAATTAGAAGGAACCTTCATCTTCAAAAGCTTGAGCAAATATTTCCTCAGGGGCACAGAAGAAAAAGCCCTAGAATCAATCGTCGTCCCAATAATCGCAGAATTTGGGTGATATAATTGGCACGGCACAATTTCCGTTATAGAATGCAAACTTGCCGCTGCAGTTTCCGTGTCGTCACCACGAAATTCCTCGTCTGAGTCCAGCCTAGAAACTCTTATAACTCTTTTTTTGCTTTTCGGGTTCGGAGGAAGATGTATAATTGTTTCAAAAATATAGTCACTTGTTGCTAATCCTTGCATTCTTCTAACAAAAAATCCGCCAGTGTCATTTTCTATTAGCTCGCCATCGTTGTAGCGAGAGTATGTGTCAAATGTTTGATTATTTAATGTAAATTTTTCATTACCTGGTTTTCCACCGTTCCCGAAGTCACCACCAAACTCATGTCCCTCCTTAAAGCCTGCGGCCATCTCTGGAGTCACTTCCAGTATCGGAGGATTGTCTATGCTTGGCTCCCCCTCGTTGTTTGCATAAATTAAAAAATGAAAATCATTTGTTCTCGTCTCAGTGGTTCTTTTGCCAACCTTGAGCCTTGAAAGCGCATGAATATCAATAGCAATTGAAACAACCTCAACATTCGGATCTGTTACGGTGTGCACGACTGGATGAAGATGTTTCTCGTGTTTCTTGAAAGTGTTATGCAGGGCCCTCTTGTGAACTTTATCAATGTGACCACTGAAGCGCCTATTTACCGTTGGGCCCGTAAAGCTAAGCTCTAACGCAAGCATTGTATCGCTGACTGCTTTTCCTTCTCCATCTAACGGAATGCCGTCTACAGAAACAAACTCAGAGTTCTGATTTAGACCGAGGCTCGCTTTAGGCCCTGTACCCTCGCCTACATTTGCGGGAAAAAGCTGAGTATTATACATGACCGTTTTCCCATGAGACCTGTAGCTATCTGGAAAAATTTCCTGCACTGTATCTCCCCTTCTGAAATCTGCATCAAAAACCCTAAAATTAAAAGTTCCATCTCGCTCGCTTAAAATCTGCGTATCATTTAAATATATGGACTTTAAAAAATCTATATTCTCAAGCCTTGAATCTTGAAAAAATCTTATTGTTTCTCCGCTTCTGTCAGAAAACCCTTCGATTGGGCCCTCGCAAATTAAATCAACTGTTTTCGCCAAGCTTGCTGATTCAAAATAGGAGCCGTCTCCCCCTCCAGCTTTAACCGTCCAAGGGGTCCTTTTTCTGATCGCGGTAACGCGTTTCCATTCATACGGAACATAAGTATACATGTCGTACGTTGCGCCCGCTTTTCCTGGAGCCATAAAAGCTAGTGCCCCAACATTGCTAGCCATTACCCGTCGCCCCCTCCCAAGGAAAACACCCCTTCTGGGTCAGCCAGCTCAAACAGGGAGCCTGTTTCTTCCTTGTCTTGCTCATATCTTGAAAGATTATGAGGCCACTTCCTGAAGGTGACATGCTCAGATCCATCGCTCTTAGCAGTGACGCCGACATCAACCCTTGCTCGGTCAATGTGTCTCATTGTTGAGCTCACAACAGTCGAGCCGACCAAAAGCCTGCCATATCCCAAGGGAACTGGAACCGCTTGATTAGTTACGTTTGCTGCGCCCCCAAACAGAAAAGATTTTGTTCGTTTTTCTTCTTCTGGCTTTGGTGGCTTAAATAGAGCCCTCATTATAAAACCAGCCGCAATGGAAACAATCAAATTAACAACGAAAAGCTCAACGCCAGTTGCCCCTTCCGCATTCGGGATAATGTGAAACTCTCTACATTTCTTAGGAATTGGCGTTAGCAATTCTTCTTTTCGCTCTATTTTCTGATCGCATCCATCAAGAATAAACGAGAAAGTCTTATTTTCTTGCCTGTTTTTAGATAAATAATCAAAGAAGTTGCCCGTATTGGCATCTATAGCCCTCAATGCCTCCACAATAGACTCAACCTCAAGCTCCCACCGTGCCCCAAACCTCTCTGCTATTTTTCCATGTAAGTGAACTATTTTCATCCTTATTCCTGATAAAGGTTACACTAATTATTGAACACTCTGTACACACTATGTATCTTTTTAATGTAAAAGTCATCCATTATGACCCTTGACGACAAAAACCCTTCCTGGTGATGGATAAACTCATTGTTTTTTTGCAAAATACCAAAATGCGAGAAGCTGTTTTTATTCGCCTGAAAAACAACCAAATCATCTGGAGCCCCCTGCTCCGCGGGTATTTTTTTAATGTTGTTTTTTTTAAAAAAATCAACTATTCTCGAAATAGCCTCATCGGTAAACTTAAAGTCCCCTTCTTGTTCTAGATAAAAATTAAACTTTTTGTATATTAATTTTTTATTAACATTATAATAATCATAAACAAGTTTCCAGCAATTCTGAAAATGATGAACATAATCTCTACCAATAAAGCTTTTTGTCGAATAACTTTCGGGAAAATGTATGTTGAACGACTTATCCTGTAAACTGTAGACGCAAAGCGGCAAACACAACTCTTCTGCCTGATCTAAGTCCTTTTTTGAGAACCTGCAAGAGCTTGCTGGATGTGAGTGATATAAACAAACAATCTCATATTTTTTCTTTATTCTTAGGAATTCATGCGGACAAATCTTAAACCCAGTCTTCGGGAAACTGTAAATATTTTCACAAGGAATAATAATTAATTGCTTTATATTATCCAAAACAACAAAGCCACAACATTCTTCGTCTTTATTGACGCTCGCATGCGTAACAAGGAGCTTTTCTATTTTTTTATCCATACTCAAATCTTTCTGTTCCAGGAAACCCTCCGTACGGCAATCCGTGAGTAGTAGTCGAAAACCTGAGCAGGCAGCCACTTAAGCTCTTAGAGCATTGGTCTTGAACCCAATTAGCAGAGTCATACCTTGGGTCTTTTCCAGATACATTATAATAGGTAATCGCCACGGTTGGATCTCCTGCCCTAGTAGCCATGGTTCCTGTCGGCTTTGCAACAAAAATTAATTTAACTTCGTCAGACTCAGGACTGTTTATTGTTACATAATCACCGCTAACGTATATTCCTGTCGCGTCATAAAAACCAGACTCTACGAAAGGGGTAGATAGGTTATCTTGCCATGGAGCATTGCCCGCAGTAGAAAAATTATAACTACCGCCCAACAGCGTATTATTATGTGAATCTGCCACGGGCAAACCGTGAGCCTGATCAGATTTTGGATTAACCCAGCAGGACTTTGGAAAAATATCCCTATCTCCATAATGACAACCATAACCTCTATAAACCCAAGGACAATGATTTGCATATACCGTTCTTGCGGGCAACTTAACCGCCTCAAGCTCTAGCTCAGAAGCCAGTTCAAACTGAACCGCATTTTTATCCTCTGCAATTTTTTTATTTATAAAGTATGTCTCATCTGGGAATTTTGCCGTCTCATCTGGCGTGCCAAAAGGATTTATACCATCTATAAAATTTACCTCGTCAAGATACTTTAAAAAGGTTCTTATTCTTTTTACCCTGAGCCCAATAAAGTCATCTTTTCCGCTAATGATATTTGAAATAAAGCCATCCACATTTGCCAAGGTTAGCTTGGGACGAGGAAGCGAGCCATCGCCTCTTATCTCAAAATCTTCAACCTCTACTGGATAAGCATTATAAGTTTTGCTATCAAAAACAATATCCCCTAGAATCATTTTTCCAGCATGAAATCTGTATGTCTGTCCTCCGTACTTTGCCGTGTCAATCTCAAACAACTCTATTATAACCGACCCTTCAAGAGAGTGCAGCTCCTCGTTAAGCTTTCTCGTGTCGATTTTTTGGAAATCTTCTTGATTTTCATATTGATTTGTTTGAGATTCCTGTGGCATTTTAACTTTATTGTCCTTGTATTAAATTTATAAACCCAGCATAGGATTCGTTTGATCCGCGCAAGCCAAAATCTGCAATCTTGACTTTTCCTTGATTTCCGTCTGCTCCTAATATCTTTAAAATATAATATCTATAAGCGCCCATATTATCTCCTGGCACAGTAAAAAGCCTAACTTGCCCTGGTATGCATACGTAGGAATTATGCTTCGCGCCCTCAGCCTTCAGTATATATAACTGGTCGCCTTCGTTTTCTATGTATTTTCCATCGGCATCGAGTTGTCCTGGATCATCGGTTCGACTTGCGTCACGAACCTTTGATCCCTCTTTAACAATTCGTATTCCAGGCATGTATGAAAAATTCCTCATATGATGTAAGAGCACCATGTCTGAATCACGCAATAATAAATCAGAATTAGCATTCGATCCAAATAGTTTCCATTCTGTTGGGGCGAAAACTTCACCAAAGATTGTTCTTAGCCGCGTATCATTATAATAATCCGCACTGGCCCCAGCGCTCGACAGAGTATAACTTTTAACAACCTCCGTATTTCCCGCTCCAAAATCATAAATCAAATAATACGGAAAATTGTCTTGATCCATCAATACATAATCATCAAAATCGCCATTAATCGTTTGGTTAAAGGCTTTCCACGTGGGATAAGACCCGTTTACTGCATTGCTTTGGTTGTTTACCTTCTTGCTTACTCCATCAAAATTTATTGCATCTCCTGCGGTGCCGTCTGATTTTCTTGTGCCCTTTAGTCCCGAGATCAAGCCTACAGACAAATGCCCAGACGTTTCAATTGTCGTGGCGCTTTTATATTTTGGGGTTAAATACGCGCCTTTACCTATTCTATTTCTATAAAGTTCTGAGTTTTTATTATCTTGTTCTGTTTTATTGTCTTGTCCGCTGCACGGAATATTGTCCTTAGGGTAAAAATCTACCAAAGCTCCATTTGTATCAATGCATAAACCTCCTGTTCCACCAAACCCAAACGTCCTTGGTTCTGGGCCGTATTGAGCACCTTTTACAAGTCCAATATGCCTGTCCGTATAAGCCTGTATAGGGTGCTCTCCATTTCTGCCATCTTGTCCGAATCCACCTCCGTAGCCGCCGACACCACCAGCGTTTCGATAAGACTCTCGATCATCTGGCCCCGCGACTATCAGGCCGCTCGGGTTCTGCATATAGTATGCCCCAGGGGTCATGTTCTTCGCCTCCGTTCCCCAGACTTGAATTGGCGCGGTCGCCCCTTGTCCAGCTGAGCCCCCGCGCACACTAGCCTGGGTTCCCGAGCTAAACGGAAATTGAATTTTGAAACGGCCACCTTCATGAGACTTTTCTGTGACCTCAATAGTTCTACTTCCGTAAACTTTCACGTTTGAAACAAACGGGTCACAGCCTGCACCACCCGCCGCGCTTTCGGTAGAAGTGGCTGTAGTTGTTGCATAAGTCCCGTCTGGGCTGACCGTGATTGCGTCGGTCTTGCTGTAGCCAGCGCCACCGCCACCGCCACCGCCAGGCCGCGCTTCGAATACAACGGTATTTCCTGGACGCTTGTCATCCGCGTCTTCATCCTCCCAACCTTCTGGAAGCTCCTTCTCTGCGACAAGAAGCCTGTTTTGGAGAGAGGGCTGAAGATGGGAATGCCCTCCCGCCGTGAAAGAGGAAGTCGAGATAGCGCGCATATATGGCAACATGACCCCCTCGTACGCCGTCTTAACTCCGTCCTTTGTGCTAATATTATTTTGCGGCACCCAAATCTTTCTTCCATCTCCCTGTGCCTTCTTAAAACAAAACCAGGGAATCTTCATGCTGGTAATATTACTATCTCGAGTTCCACCAGCGCCGCCTCCTCCTCCTCCGCCGCCAATGAACCCACGGCAATACAGCTTTACGCTCGACCCTGCGTAATCCGCATGAATGGATAGCGCTGTGCCACCGTCCTGACCATTGTTTGGCTCCAGCCCCACAGCATAAGATCCATCCATTTTGCCATCAAGGTAACGCAGGGACACTGGGCCAACGCCACCCAGCTCTGGAAGAGAACCGTATTTTACATCTGCGCTCGACAGTGTCGCCCTTTGCGCGCTGGTAACACTAAAAGCAACAGGGCACTCCGCCTTGACTGAGGTGCCATAAGTTCGATCGCTCATTACTGACGCCCCTCTTCCTCCCGCTCCAATAATTTGGGTTGTTTTTGGTATATAAATTTCAATTGGAACTGGGTCTAACCCTGCGCCATAAGTGCTTGTAAACTTTTCGCCTGTGTCGACTGCTGGCTCGCTTATGTCATTCGAATAAACGAGCATGTTGGGAGCAAAGTTAAACCTTATCTTAGAAAACACATTTACATCTAATTGGGAATTCGAAATCGCAAGGTCAGTCTGAAGCCTGGTAAGCTCAGCGCTAGCTAATGAGTTCAAGTTAACGCTTTTTAGCCCCCAGAGATTCTGATTCACAAGGTTTACTGAAACATTCAAGGCCGTGTCTGCCACTAAGCCGTTTGCGTGAACCCAACCAGCAGCCTCAACTTTTCTTAAAGTACCACCATTAACATTTCCCCCAATTAGGTCTATGTTTTGAGTTCTTATTCGAAAATGGTGTGTTTTTCCAGGAATAACTGGGTAAGCGAACGATGTGGTTCCCGTGGGCTCGTCTTTTAAAAGCCCCGTCGCCCCATGCGGATCTGCTACTGCGGCATCAGGGGCCGTGCCAGAAACCTCCAATAAAATCCCTGTAGCAGTCAGCGGCTCAGAATAAGTCCAGCCGCCAGTTATAAATATATCACCTTCTACCGCGTCCACCTTAAAGGTTGCGATGGGGCCAGGCTTTAACGCTTCCGCATTGCCAGTTAAATCTATTTTTAACATGCCGCTCGGATCATTGTAATTGTACTGGTCGGTGCTTGTAACGGTTAATTGGCTGGGCCTAGGCCAGCCGTCATCGTAGCTACAAGTATAGCCCGCGCCACCATGACCAGAAAAGTAGAAAAAATATCCCTCGGTATCAAGATTCGTATTAGGATAGAAGCTGCCCCTGGCCCCGCTTTTGCCTGTAGTGGAAAATTCAACTTCAAAATAACCACTATCTTTTTGGTCTAACTCAAAAATCGCGCTATTCCCTCCGTCTATTTTGTATCGCGAATCTGAGTTTTCCTTAAATTTATAAACGCCCGATTTTGCATTATGCCCAGTTAACGAAAGAGTTGATATTATTTTTTGATCCCCGCTATTCAGTAAATAAAATCCAGTACCGCTGGAAAACCCAGTCATGAAAATTCCATAATTAACATTAAACACAGAACCGTCAACACCGTTTTGTTTTTCGTATGGAGCTATGATACTGCCGTTAGTGTCAAGAATGTAAGTTTTGAAAATTCTTGGAACTTTGTTAAGATCTAGAGGCATCTCTTCAAAACTAGCATTTAAGCTCCTATTATCGCTAAAAACAAAGTTATCTGCCCAGTTTCGGCAAACAAAAATTTTATCATTTTGGTGGTACGGAGCTGGTGGCGAAAACTTAAAGCTTTCGTAGCCTTTTTTATTTATTAAAAAATGAATTATTGCTTTAGCTTCTTTTTCGGACTTTCCCTCAAAGTTTAAATTTATATTTAGCAAATTCGTGTTGATTCCGTCGCCCCATCTTTTGACGTAGTCCCTGCCCAATTCGCTCTTTAGGAACCTAGGCTCCTGCGGAATGGAAAAATCTGAAGGCTTAAAATAGAAAACGTCTTTGGTCCACAAAGTATTATCGCCTACTGGGCCGTTTGCAACTGTAGCAGTAACTTCAGAGTTATTCCCAGAATTATAATAAAATCCACTAAAGTTTGAGATGTTATGGCCACTGTAATATACTATATCAAATTTATCATAAGATTGTCCAGCGGCCCAGTATTTAGCTGTTTCGTCAAGGGGTATTACTTGCCCTCTCCAGTTTGTTAAGGAAGTTTCGGCGTTGTTGAAAACTGCAGTCACGTCGTGTACGTTTGTAAAAGTTTGTTGATGATCAAACTCTTCGCAAAAAAATGCTCCTGTTTGATTGTACGGAGCAAACGGAGTAAAATTAAATCCCGTTAAAACGTTTCCACCTTGGTATTCTGTAGCATTATCTGGCAACGCTCCCACAATTCCTGATCCTGCGCCAGTATAAGCTTCCTCAAACCGATGGCCCAGGAAGTGAAGAATTGCCTTTGATTCTTTTTCTGTTCTTCCGTTAAAATTAAGATTGTATTGTATTTCTAAATTATTATGACTCTTGGGAAGCAATGAATAATATCCATCTCCAAAAGTATTCTTAAAAGTTTTTGCATTAAAAGATACTGACGAATTATAAGAAGGAGTGCTCGGGAAAGAGCGAGTCCATTTTGCATTTATTCCAGTTGGGCCTAAAGTTGTGTTTACCGTAGAAACGTTTGTTGCGGTAGCGTAATAATAACCAGACTCAAACGGGTTGCAACCAGTCTCCGCATCACCAGAAAAGAACACCACATCAAACTTTTCATAAGTTTGATCCTTGTCCCAACCAGATACGTCAAAATCTACCTTCATTACTGAAAAACCTGCCTAACTGAAATTACACCATTTAAATAGTTTTGCGGGGAAACTGATAATTCCTGTCGCGTAATCTGGCCGCTGCATTTAAGCTTATCGAGGGTTGTGTTCGTGTTCATATCGAGCATGTGGCACGTTATCTCAGCATGCCTTCCAGAAACTAATAAAAAATCACCTATGTTATCCCCACGAAGACTCATGTTAATTTCCACAGCTTCCTTTGTGACACGTGTTGGGCTTGTTTCGCCTGCAAGATAGATAGGTCTTCTTGCCGCGGACACGCTATAAGAAACAGATAAAGTACTGTTTATATTTGACGGAGCACCCAGAACGTAGGACCGCACGCCGTGCGCGTATTGATTTTTCCAATACGGCAAGTCAGTCGGACTGCTTGAGCTGGCAGAAATACTGCTGGTCAAGGCGCTATAAAAATCTACTGCAGAGCTTATCTTAACTGGTGAATAAGGCTGCACCTCCAGATTGTACGACCGAGCATAAGCATCAGTAAAGACTAGGCCCCCGAAAGCTCCATTTCTCGTGTCTGTGTCAGGAATGCCTGTCATATTAAGATAAGACGGGATTGCCCCAGTCATATAATACTCAAAAGACAATTCCCCGCGCAATCCATTTGTCGGGGCATATCTTTCAATTTCTCCGTATACGTTTCTTGACTCTGCAACAGAAGCGTCAACACTTATTCCTGCTGTATCGGCAAATATTTTCTCATTGCCCAGTGTTATTACAACATCTTCATATTTTAAAAAAGCCATTATCTTTTGTTCGAGTATTTTTTATACGTTAAATTTACGGTAACTGGCCCGCCTACTTCGCTGGAAAAGCTTTCTGAAATTAGTCTTGACTTGGTTAAATCAAACTTAACGATCTGGCCCCCAGAATCATTATTAATTGTTATGTCTGTGTTGTGAATGTGTATTCCTGTTAAAGCTCCGTATAGATTTTTAGTTTCGTAGTCATCTATTTCCATAGTGAAATTAGCCGTGGATTCAACTGGATATGACAAGTCTACTTGTGCTGGCATTTTCCACTTGACACTGTCTGCGGTTAAATCTGCCGCAGTCGTGTTTGGTAAAGCGTATAATGCTGTTCTGGGCAGCTCCATACTGTAACTGAATGAAGTTATTCGATTTGTGCTTGATCCGTCGCATGTCAAAACGATTCCTCCTTGATTTGGAACTTGAATTGCGGGGTTATCTGCAGTAGCTTCTCCCTTGTTATACCTTGCATCAATTCCAGGGCCAAGATCTCCGTATACCGAAATCGCAACACTAACGCTAGGAACTTCGCCAATACCGCACGATATATTGTATGAAGTTAAATATCCACTGTGAAAACCAAAGCAACCACTCATGTAATTTCCTTCGGTATTATCCAGCGTTCCCCCTAAATTTGGTCTTTCATAAAAAACACTACCACTAAAGGCAAAATCTGTTCCATCTCCAGTTAAATTCAAAAACGGATCTTCACTTACGAGCGCTCGGGAAATTGTAAAGTTTCCCTGCATAGGTTGAGAAATTAAACCAGTCACATAACCGAAACCAGCAAAATTTACATTTTGTTCCGTTATTCCGTAGTTTCCTTCTATGCTTTGGATTCCAGAAATACCCGTTCCATTAACGTAAACCTGCTGGTTGTATGGTAGTGACGCATTTTTCATCTCTTATTATTGATCTTTTGCGTACGGGTTTCTTAGCCTGCCGCCTACTCTTTTTTCCTCTTCAATAACCTGAAGTACTGCTTTTTTGATTTTTGTCCCAAGCTCTCTGCCGCCGTTTGCGGTATTTAGGTTTGTGCCTACGGCGTCTTCTGTTACGTTTGCTCCCCCGCCGCCGTTGCCCATATTAACGGATATGTTTACAGTGTTATTGTTTGTGGAACTTTCTGCGGGTTTTTGTTTTCCGCCGCCTGATCCGCCTTCCTCTCCAGGAACGAATTTTTGTGGACCGACTATGCCGCCAGTTTGAAAGCGGTTCATGTTACCCAGTGTTGCGCTTCCGTATTTTCTTACGGCCCCAGCGTTCATTACAAATTCTCCGCCAGTTAGCATTGCGGGGATATTGTCGATTGATCCGCCGCGCTGATATCCAGGAATTTTTCTGCCATCAAGACTCTTCATAAGAGTGCTCTTATTCATAAATAACGGTGTGGGGCTGTGGCCCCATTGCCCGCTTTTGTGTTGCTCCAGTACATAAAATTTTCCGTCTTTTTCTCCAATATATCCTTGGCTACTTGAATATACTGAATCCATCGCTCGGGTTATACGGTTATCATTACTGTCTGGCCTAGGGATCGCGGGATTTAGCTTATTATACATATCTCTATTCATTTTCCCTAGCGCTCCAAAACCAGCGGATAATACCCCACCTATGGCTGATGGAGCTCTGCCAACCGCCGCCCCCAGGGACCCAAGGCTAATGCCACTAGTTTTACCTACCATATCGGGAGCTCCAACAGTGGTCTTAGCTTTCGGTGGAGGGGGCGCTGGCCTTCCTCCTCCAAATTGTTCGGACAGTTTGTAGAGATAATCTGCCAGCTGTTTTCTTGATTGGGTTCCTCGCGGGACACCTGTCTTTTTTTCAAATTGCTCCATTAATGATTCTGCGTTCCAATCTCTGCCGCTCTCGTTCCTATCACCAATAGGGCTTATGGCATCTGTAAGTTTCATTAAGGCATTGCCCTGTTCATTAACCTTTTCAAGATTAGATGCCGCGGCCATATAAGCACGGCGCTGTTCTAGGTCTCGCTCTGTGTATTCCTTTTGTTTTACTATGTCTTGTGCTTGCTTGGCTTGTGTCCGCGCTATTTCGGCGGTCGCCGCCGCATTACCTGCGGCAACTCTTGCTGCGTTTATTCGGCCTTTGTCACCCGCGGTGTTAACAATTGCTGATCCGATTGCGCTTCCCAAATTTCCCAACCTAGGGTCGCCTGGAAAACTAGAGGGAATCGCTGGCTGAACAACACTACTCGTAAATGTTGTACCGCCGCCTAAGGCAGACCCGCCCCCTCCACCTGTGCCGCCGCCGCCCGTTCCTTTGCCGTAAGGGGCCGTGTGTAAAGGGCTAAAATCAAAATCTCCACCAAATACTTCTGATTCATCTGCTAATGCTTGTTTATTTAATTTGCTATTTTCCATATGAGCTCCAAGCTTGCCAACTCCATAGCTTAACCCCGCATTAACCGCTGCGCCAACTACGGCCTGCTTCAATGCGTCTTCGTTTGCTTGCTTTTGGAATTTTTTGGCAATTTGTTTTTGATGATCTTCCCGAAAATAACCCTTTATTGCCCGCGCCGTCGGATCGTCGCGTCCCCTAGAGCTTAACCGAGAATCAAAATAATCTAACCCTAAACTCATTCCGCCGCCTCCCAATGCAGAGCCGCCCGATGTTGGTCCCATGGACGCCCAACCGAATTTTTCTACTGCTCTGTTTCGTGCTTTTGAGCGCACGCCGCCAAAAACGCCGCCATATGC